CCCGAAATCATTCCAATATTGGATCGTATTGGATATGATATTGAACTAGAGGATACCAGAGAATATCAAACCACATTTGAATTCACGCAAGTGTCCGAGGGTACATTTAGCCATTGCAATTGGCCCAAAGGACATCCCGATGAAGGTAATCCTATTAAATTACGTGACTATCAGATTACAGTAATTAATAATTTCTTAGCTAACCCGCAAAGTGTACAAGAGGTAGCAACAGGTGCGGGCAAAACGATTACTACTGCTGCGCTAAGTTATAGCATAGAGAAGTATGGTCGCAGTATTATTATTGTGCCAAACAAAAGCTTAGTCACACAAACTGAAGCAGACTATATCAATGTAGGGCTAGATGTTGGTGTATATTTTGGTGATCGAAAAGATTATGGTAAGAAACATACTATTTGTACTTGGCAGAGTTTAAATAATCTATTGAAGAATACCAAAGCGGGCGAAGCGGATATATCTATTGGAGACTTTATAGAAGATGTAGTATGTGTTATGGTTGACGAGTGTTTCAACGGACAAGCTAGGGTCCTTACTCCAAATGGATATATTCCGATAAAGGATATTAACCCGGGGGATAAAGTAATCAATTATTCCGAAGAAACTAAAGAATTCAAAGTGGATACCGTAGTAAAGCAGCACATAAATCTTACCAATTCATCAACGGAAAAAATGTATAAGCTGGAATTTGATAATGGATCAATCATTGAGGTTACTGGAAACCATAAATTTTTAACTAATCAAGGATGGGTTCGGGTAGATGAATTGAAGGAAAACCATGAAATTTTAACACCTAGCATAAATACACTTGACTAACGCAAAGGTAATAAAATGAATCCAAGAACTAAACGGAAATTAGAAAAGATAAACAATAGATTAACCGAGTATTCCCAAAAAACTCGCATTTTACATTTGACTAGCGAATCAGCAACTCTCAATACCGGAGTAACATTGATTGGTAATGATGCAAATAAATTTGTTAAACGGGTGATGAATATTAAGGTTACCGATTGGGTTAAAAATATTGATAGATTATTATCCGGGGAGGTATTAGAATCTACTATTAAAGCGATCTCCTTCGCAGCCGGAGGAAAAGCATGTCAACGATTACATGGAAGTAAACTTAAAAAAAATCTTAATAACGGTATGCCATGGAATGCGGGAACAAAAGGGACCCGACTAGGAACACAGCCACCGAGGACAGAAGCGACTAAGAAAAAAATTAGCGAAAAAAATTCTGGTTCAGGTAATGGCATGTTTGGATATAAGTATTCAGATGAAGAAAAGGTAGCTCGGTCTAACCGCATGAGAGAGAAAATTCGTAACGGAGAGTTTACTCCTAAGCTGAATAATCGCAACACTCATTGGGAGGCAGAATTAGATGGAACGGCATATCGGTCAAGTTGGGAAGCATTATACAAATACATAAACCCCAATGCAAACTACGAAGAACTACGAATTTCCTATCAACATGCCGACGAGTCTAAAATTTATATTGTAGATTTTATAGATCATATTGATAAGCAAGTGATAGAAGTAAAACCCAAGGAACTATGTTTCGGGGAAAAATTTGCATGTAAGATGAATGCACTCACTGAATGGGCCAATGCAAATGACTACACTGTACTAATAGTTGATAAGGATTGGCTGTTAACTCATCCACAAATCCTTGAATATTCTAGATTTGATAACAATACTGTGAAAAAAATTAAGGCGTTATATGAAACTCATAAAAAAAACTGAAATAGAAAAACCACAAGAAGTCTTTAACTTACATGTTAAGAACGATCATAACTATATCGTTGAAGGTGCAGTGGTGGCAAATTGTCATATGGCCAAAGCCGACATGTTAAAAACGCTGCTCACCGGCGTATTTGCTCAAGTACCAATACGTTGGGGATTAACCGGTACAATACCAAAAGCAAAATTTGAAAGTCAATCAATCTTTGTATCATTGGGCCCGGTAACCAATCAACTTAGTGCAAGTGAATTACAAGAACGAGGGGTACTAGCGCAATGTCACGTTAACATTGTCCAATTACAAGATGATAAAGAGTTTACTAATTACCAAAGTGAACTAAAACATCTATTAGAAGATTCTGATAGGCTAGATAAGATAGCCGAATTAATCGATAATATAAAAAATTCAGGGAATACATTAGTATTGGTTGACCGAGTAAACGCAGGTCATGAATTAATCAATCGAATACCCGATAGTGTATTCGTTAGCGGTGGAACCAAAGTATCAGATAGAAAAGAAGAATATGATGAAATTGCAACCAGCACAAATAAAATTATTGTAGCTACGTACGGAGTAGCCGCGGTTGGTATTAATATACCTCGTATTTTTAATTTGATTCTTATTGAGCCAGGTAAATCCTTTGTCCGTGTTATTCAAAGTATCGGTAGAGGAATTCGCAAAGCAGATGATAAAGACCATGTAGAAATTTGGGATATCACTTCTAGCTGTAAGTTTGCAAAACGGCATTTAACGCAACGTAAGACCTTTTATAAAGACGCTAAATATCCTTTCGATATGGAAAAACTTCATTACCGATAAGGTTGACAAGTAACACCTAACCATATAGAATATACACATGAGAATATTAACTTTAGACGATATGTTTTACAATTTAGAGACCCTACCGGAAGAGGTAGATGATTTACGTTTTGCTATTTTGGACAATAGTAATCCACATAACGTAGATTATCATTATATACCCTTAATCTTTTTGGAAAGTTTCAATAGCCCGGCATTAGTATTACGGGTCGGTGATAGAGCAATAAAGATGCCAGTTGATTGGCAAATACTGATTGGTGAACCGGAATTGGGTGATTTAGAAACCTTACCCTTAACTAGTATCAATGATCGAGGTTTCAAAGCATTTGAGTTTAACCCATTAAGTGCATTTAAACCAAGCTTTTTGAATATAGATATTACTGATATATACCACGATGTTACTTGGTATGCCCCTAGACTAAAGAATGGACAGTTTCTATGTGTACCGATTGATGATACTGTAAAACCTAGATGTATTTATTTTGTCAAGGAGATAAGTCGCAATTGTGAAGTAATAGATTATAGACAGGTGTTTTAGTGGCTAAACCAAAAACAAGTACCGAAGAAAAATTTCAGAATACTGATTTCCCATTGTTTCCTGCATTAGAAGCAATAGATAGGAAAGATTATGGATTCTATGATCGGTTGACAGAGGAACAAAAAAAGAAATTTGTTCCCTTTCTTCTAGTCAAATGGGCTAGCGCAATTGATACACGTAATAAGGATCTTCAGGGATATTATGTTAGAGCAACCGATGCTGCTGCTAATAAATTTCTATTCAATGAAAGGGTATATGATCATGCGAAATTGCAATGGTTAATGTTATGTGCTATCAGTCCGGAACCACAGAAACAGTTTCACAAATATATACCTCAAATAAAAGAAAGTGTAATTAGGTTACGTGAGCCGGCAACGATTAAAGATATTAAAGAATATTATACCAAAGTATATCCAAAGGCAGATAAAGAAAGTATTAATGAAATTGCTGAGGCATTTGTAACGGAACATAAGAAGAAATGTTATTTGGCAAAAACTTTCCCAACACTAAAGCAATCTGATATTGATATATTAACTCAACTAGTGACCGATGATGACATTAAAGCGTATGAGCGCGACCGAGGCAACTAAGATATCATATGCATGTGAATTTTGTAATAGTAAGTTTACGCGTGAACGTACCTTACTTAGTCACATGTGTAAAACTAAACATAGATGGATCGACAAAGATAAGCACGGAAATAGGGTAGGATATCAAAGCTTCCTTCAATTCTATGCAAAACATACGATTAACAAGAAACAAAAATCATATGAGGATTTCATTAAGAGCCCTTATTATACTGCATTCACTAAGTTTGGAAATTATTGTGTAGATATTAAATGTATTAATATAGCCAGATATACTGATTGGTTGTTGAGTAATAGTATTAAAATTGATAATTGGGCTGAAGATAAAAACTATACCACGTTTCTCTATTCCTATCTAAGAAGTGAGGATGCATTTGATGCGGTATGTAGAAGTATCGAACATTGTATGACTGCGGCAGAAGTAGAGAATATTAATTCTAATGACTATTTACGATATGGTAATAGTAACAAGATATGTTATGCCATAACTACCGGTAAGATTAGCCCATGGATTTTATATCATAGCATTAGTGGTAAAGAGTTTTTAGATAAGCTAGATCAAGGTCAACTACAATTGATCTATGACTATATTAACCCTGAACTATGGAATATCAAATTCAAACGTGATACTGAATTGGTTCTTCAAATAAAAGATTTACTAAAGAATGCGAAATACTAGAGGGTAGACAACTATGAGTTATTTAGATGACCTAACACCACACGAACAATTGATCGAAGAGATCAAAGGTATACAACGTGTTGTGATTAATGTCAAATACGGTGGGTTTAGTCTAAGCGGGCAAGCTATAGAGATGTTTAAGAAACGTGCTGGCATTACTGATCCCGATTGGTATGGTTGTGACCTTGCCCGAGATGATCCTGTACTTGTTGCTATAGTGCGTGAATTAGGTGCAGATGCAAACGGTGATTATGCTGCCCTCAAGATAGTAGAAGTCCCGTATGGAGTAGACTGGACTATAGAAGAATACGATGGCACGGAATGGGTTGCGGAGAAACATAGAATATGGCGATGACTGAAGTGCAGGCATCGCAGCGGATAGTAGACTATATTACGGAGTGTTGGGGCTGGGAGCCGTACGACCGAGAAACAGAAAATCAGATATATGACTACTTATATGCTATGTGTCCTGAAGTAGATATATGGCGAGTGTGGTTCAATGAAGATACAAATAAATTAACCATAATAGCAGAGTTTAAAGATCCGGCAAAGGCTACTTGGTGGATATTAAAATGGGTGGGGTAACAATATTTGATAATTATAGTTGGGAAAATGATCCTGACGATCCTATGATAATCTTAATCAAATGCCACGGTGATGTTATCATGCGATTCTCTATGTATGAGGCAATAGAAAATGCCGGCCGCCAAAGAATTATGGCTCATATACATGAATGTGATCATACTCCTTGGTTAACAGAATGGCAGAATGAAGCTAAAGCAGATTTAATAAGAATATTAAAAGAGTGATGAAAAATAACAGATGGCATATAGCCAGTGTATCAGCACCTGTCATGGGACACGATGCTATCAATGGACATGTATATCACGGTTGGACACCCTGTATTGAATGGTGTAAAGAACAGTTTGGCAACAATGCGATAGATGGCTGGTGGTTTGTGGGTGAAGGTGTATTTGAGTTTAGAGAAGAACAAAACTATATGTTGTTTCTATTGAGGTGGGCATGATTAGTGAAAACTTTTTTTGGTGTAATATAGTATGGAGCCCGAACTATCTGCCTATTTTAGAACGCCTTTGGTGGAGATTTATGCCCGGTGTGACCTTCGATGTAAAATGGCCTGTTGGACAGGTTAAAGTCGGACCCAGTCATAGAGATGGATGGTGTGGATTAGGACCTTACTTTGAATATATTCATAGTGCAGACCCAAACGATCATTATAGACCCTGGTTAGAGGAACATATTGGTAAGCAAGGTTGGGATTGGAATTGGTCTATCTCTCAGACTGATGTTGATTGGTTGACCATAAAGATTAGACGGAAGCATGCCAAGTATGCTACAATAGCAGCATTGAGGTGGTCGTGAATGATGTCGTAGAGCAACGAAATGCCCGCGCAAGAGATTTTGGCTGGCTTTACTATTACGAATTCAAAGGACGGGTTTCGTTTGCGTTTGATGATGTTGTAGCTTGGTGCCGGCTTACTTTCCCGGGCCCAGGCGGGACAAGGTTTACTTATGCTGGAGTGTGCTGGTGGTTCAAGCGTGAAGGAGACTATGTGTTGTTTCTATTGAGGTGGTCGTGAAGATAGAAAATGGACTTCGCCTAAACGAACTAGTTGTATATGACTGTGAACCAGCAGATATTCTTAAATGGTTAGAGAAAACGTTTGGCTCGCAACGTCCTAAAAATTCTAAATGGACTTATTGGGCTGGTTTAAGTTGCATGGGGATCACATTTAGTGATCCTAAAAATAAAGAATGGTTCTTGTTGAGGTGGTCATGAAATGGACATAACATCAGTTGATCACCATGTCTACTCTCACCATGATCGCCGGCAAAGCCGTCTATTGTCACATCAGTTAACAAAGGCTGATATACGTATTGATTGGCAATTACGTGAAAAATTTTGGGATTGGTGTCAAGACGCTAATATACACATCGAACACCAAGGTACATTACAAGTTACCGTCCCAACTCACCAGACAAGTGCAGAATGGGATGATGTTTGGCGTATTGAGACTGATGCTCACCGAACTTGGGCAATATTGAGGTGGCAATGATTTTTACTGTAGAAACTCCGCATCGACCGGGGGAGGGTAAATTATTTACTGAAATGCAATTTTGGGTATATGATAATTGCCCTAGTTTTATCGAAGTGGTTTTCGGTATGCGAACGCCTACGACGTATCTGTGGACGTTTAGTACCGTTGCCGATGCTGAGATATTTCAAATGTGGTCGGTGTTGAAATGGACATAAAGGATTTGATTAATGCTGACTAGACAACAATTTGCTGATTATATGAATTCAGTGGATGACGGTATAGGAAATGTTGATGGCCCGCTGTGGATTCCAGAATGGGATATGATTGCGGGCTGCCAATGGTTCATTAAAGGTAACCCTATAAAAATTCCCTGTAGTACACTGTCTTATTGGAACTGGATTTGTGACAATTTAAAAGGTGAAGTAAGATGTTATACTAGCAGTAGTGATGACCAAGAAGAATGGTGGGGATTTACTTACAAAGAGGATGTTATTTGG